GCTCCCTTCGTCACCTGCCTTACCGCGATGCTTCAGGGAAGATCGACCTCCCGCACCTCCGTAATGCTCTGGCCCGCCTTGCCGGGACGGACATTCCTGAGTCGGTAAAGGCCGGTATCCGCAAGCGCGCTGAGCGCTTCCTGGAAAGCACCAAAGACGAGAGCGTTAAGAAGGCCAACTTGGCCATCGCCGGACTTGTTGACGTAAGTTCGCAGGCGACTGACCCTGTTGACCTCTGGCTTGCTAAGGGTCTTGTACCCACGGCCGAACTCGACCGTTACATCCTTGAGTCCGAGGGAACCTTCACGGACTTCGCTGAGGACCTCTCGGTCGCCCCGACGATTGTGCGCAGCCAGGCTCACTACCTGCGCATGGCCAAGGGACCCCTCGCGCTCCGCGCCCACTACATGACCGTTAAAGGGTTCAAGTCGTGATAGAAAAAACCGCCGAAAGCACTGAGACGATCGCCAAGGGCGAGATTCCGAAGGAGCTTCTTAAGCCCGGAGGAGAGGTGCGCTTGGCGTCTCCGAAGGCGGCGAACCTCGACCCCATGAGCTCGATGTGGCTCACGGCCCAGTCGATGTTCCCGTCGGATATCCATCAGGGAACGGGCATCCTCTCGTACACCACGCTACGAGCGATGTCCCGTATCCCCTACATCGCTGCAATCCTTCTCACTCGTATGAATCAGGCTTCGGACTTCGCTGTTCCGCAGCCTGACCCTTACAGCCTAGGTCATGTCATTACCCCCGATGACAAGAAGCGAGTGCTGACGAGGAAGGACAGGAAAACGATCGCGGAAATCGAGGATGTGATTCTCAATGCTGGCCGGGAGTACTTTCCCGGCGGCTTTGAGTCGTTCCTCCGCGCGATTGTGCATGACACTCTCGTCTACGACCAGGTCAACGTCGAGAAGGTGATGAATCATACCACGGGCAAGCCCCGTGCGTTTGTACCCGCCGACCCGACTACGATGCGCCGAAAGGCACCCGACCGTAGTCAGATCAAGGACATGCGATGGGATATCCGGGACACCGGCTATATCCAGGTGCTGAATAATCGCATCGTCAATGAGTTCACGCCCGACCAGATGTCATGGTGGATTCGCAACCGCGAGACCTTCATGTATCGAAACGGCTACGGTGCTCCTGAGCTTGAGAAGGCGGTCTCCATTGTGGCCGCCCTCGTTAACGCCATCACGCACAACACCGTGAACTACACGACGGGCATTCACTCCCAGAACCTCATCGAGGCCGGTATTATCGGCTCGGATGACCGGATGTCGACGCTGCAGCGGGTCATCGAGGTTTCGACCTCGGGTATCCGCCACTCCCGCCGCACTCCGCTCTTCCAGGTCAACCCGGCTCTGCAAGAGTACTTGAAGGTCCATCCTCTCGGTTCGACCAACAAGGAAATGGAGTTCTCGGAGTGGATTAACTTCCTCAAGAAGCAGCTCAGCTCTCTGTTCCAAATGGACCCTGCCGAGCTCGGCGACATCTTCGGAACGGAAAACCAGAAGACGCAGGTCGGGTCATCGTCTCCGACAGACCGGATTATCGCTTCTAAGGAACGCGGACTTCGTCCGCTCATGCGTACTATCCAGCGTTGGATCAATGAGTTCATCATTGAGCCGCACTGGCCTGGCTACCGCATGTCTTTCCGTGGTTTCGATAGCGTGACCGAGGAAAAGAAGATCGAGCTCGACCTGAAGGCGGTGGCGACTTTCCTGTCGCCGAACGAGCTTCGTATCGAGCGTGGTCTTGAGCCCTGGGACGATCCAGTTTCCAAGCGTCCGCTCAACGCTCTTTACACAGCTTATATCCAGAACGAGCTGGTTAAAGAGCAGGCTCCGATTGAAGACGACGTAGAAACGCTAATTGGTCGTTGAACCAACTTGATTGCTAGGGCAGTGTTCGCGAGGAGAGTTTCTTTTCGTGAACACTGCAACGCAACCACAGCTCGTCAGTTTCGGTGGCCTTTCGTCCGGCTTCGACTCGTCGATTTTTCTCGATGAGGATCGTTTCCGGCTTTGGACGCCAGCTTCCGTAACCATCGAGGGTATATCGAAGGGCTCCAAGACGAAGCCTCGTCTTGGTCGCATTTCCGGTATTGCCACTTCGGAAGCCCCTGACGAGGATCAGGATATTGTTGACCAGGAAGGTCTCGATTGGGACTACTTCATCGGTAAGGGCGGCCAGAAAGGGCACGGCCTTATTCTGCTGGAGCACCCTGTTGGTGTCATCAATACGATTGGATATCCTGTCAGCATTGAGTTGACGGAAATACAATCAGCAATCACAGGGCAGATGACTAAGGCAACCAAGGTCACTGCCGACCTTTATCTCGAAGATAAGATGGGTCGCTCCACCTACAAAAAGGCTCGCGTAATGAAGCGAGCTGGTGCTCAGCGCTCCATTGGCTTTTCGATTGAGGGTGGTGTTCAGCAGCGCGTTGGAAAGCGTATCGCAAAAGCTCGCGTAAAGTGGCTTGCTGTGACCGCTGCTCCGCGCAATCACGATTCGTGGTGGGAGCCAATGATGATGTCCGCCAATGGTGCGACCATCACGAAGGCGCAAGTCGGTTACCCTATGCAGGGTGCTGGCTATGTCGGTGAGATTGCACCGTTGGTTGCGCAATCTCTTCAAGGTGCTCAAGTAATCGATCGCGACAAGCTGGTGATGCAAATCGCTAAGACCTGGTCGCAAGAGCTTACTTGGTCGCAGGCTGAGAGTGTTTTTGATCACATTGTTCAGTCCCTGACGGCGAAGGGCATTCGCGTCGGACCTCAAAACAAGGCAGGAAAACCATGATTAAGGGAAAGGCGAGCGAGCTGTTCCAGAAGCTCCTTCCGACGCTCGGGGACGACGAAGCCCGAGCCATCTGCACTGAGAAGATCCAAAAGGGGCAGCTTGAGGACGACCTCGGCGCCGCTCCGATTATCGGCCAGGTTGAGATGAGCAAGCTCATCGAAGACCTCGCCAAGGCTTTTGTTGCCGACCAGACCCCCGCGCCTGCGCAGCGTATCGTCAAGGGCTTCGTTGGTAACGAGGACCTCGACGGCTTTGCTGACCTTGAGGCGCAGGTTTCCGCCCTCTCGGCGCAGTCTGACCGCCACTACAGCCAGCTTGCGAAGGGCCTTACCGCCCTCGGCAACATCGAGAAGACGGTCCTCACGACCCTCGCCGAGATGGACCGCCGCAACGCCGAGCTGACCAACACCGTTGCCGAGCTCCGCAAGGGCCTTGAGGCGATCACCAAGGGCGGCCCCAAGTCGACCCAGGCTGTCGCCGTCGTCCCTCACCCCGCTGAGGCGGCCCGCACCGGCGCTGAGGGCGTTGTTGCCCAGGTCACCGGCAGCGGCGAGGTCGATCGCGAGATCGCCCTCTTCTCGAAGATCGAGACGTTCTGCAACGAGACCATCGCCAAGGGTGGCGTCAGCGACGACCGCAAGGCCGAGCTCCGCTTCGCTCTCGGTGAGATGTTCTCGGGCGCTTACCCGAGCGACGTCAACACCCGTTACAACCTCGGCCTCTCGGCCTGATCGACGGCCTCTAATAGGAGACTAACACATGATTCCTCAGGATCTTCTCGCAGGGTTGCCGCCGGAAGGCTTTGATGCCAGCGTCGGCGAGCTCCGTAAGCTCAACCAGGCTCTCCGTGCTTCGGCGATGCTTGGCCTCCGTAAGGGTGGTGTGAACTACCCGCTCCAGGGTGTCGGCTACGACAGCGGCACGCTTCCGGGCGGTGAGTTCGCTCCCCTCGTTCCCCAGTCCATCCAGCCCATGCTGGACAACGCGACCTTCGACGATGAGCACATTGTCGCTTGGAAGCTCCTCGCCAAGACCTCGGCTTCGTCCCCGATGCACGAGTACAACGTTCGCCGCAGCTACGGCTCGGCAGCGCTGAACCCGTTCGTCCGCGAAGGTGGCGTGCCCGCCATCAGCGAGTCGTCGTTCGAGCGTAAGGTCATCCGCGTCAAGTACGCCGCGACCTTCCGTCAGATCACCGACGTCGCCTCGATGACCGGTATGATGCACCCGTCCCCCCAGGCGATTTCGATCGCCTCGATGGACGGTATGATGGAACTCGTCCAGAAGATGGAGTCCTACCTCTTCCACGGCGACTCCTCGGTCAACCCGCTTGAGTTCGACGGTATCTACAAGTCGATCCGCGCTGGCGCCCCGACCAACTTCCGCGATGCCGAAGGCTCCGTGACCTCCCTTGAGGAGCTCCAGGAGATCATTGGTCGTATGACCAATCCTCCGTACTACGCGAAGCCCACGGAAATCTGGTGCGACCACCGCGTGTGGACGAACCTCCAGAACCAGATGCTCAGCAAGTACGGCCGTATGGAGATTTCGCAGCAGCGCGACATCTACGGCGGTGTCGGCAAGCTGTTCGTCTCGACCGCGCACGGCAATATCCCCATCCTCTCGATCCCCTTCCTCGCTCACCGCGAGCACCCGATTTCGCGCCCCGAAGGCGACGCCGCTCCGTCGGTTATCGCCCCGACCGCCGCCTACCAGGCGTCTGTCACCGGCTCGAAGTTCAAGACTGCGGACGTGACGGGCAAGGACTTCCACTACATCGTGGAAGCGGTCGGCGACGAGGGTGTCGTCAACTTTGCGGCCACGGCGGCTGTCTCGCACTCGGCGGCTGGCGGTTCGACCCGCCTCACCATCAACGATGCGGGCGTGTCCTCCTTCGGCAGCAACTCGATCCGCTACTACAACGTCTTCCGCGCGGACGTCGCGACGGGCGCTGGCGCCCCGACCGACCCGAACGATTTCTGGTTCGTCGGCCGCTTCGCTCGCAACCTCGTTGCTTCGGGTACCCACACCCGCTTCGACGAGATCAACGAGCACCGTCCCCAGAAGTCGCCGGTTTACATCCTCACGAACCGCCGCGACTGCATGGAGTGGGTCAACTTCCTTGACCTCACCCGCCGCCCCATCACCGTGTCGCGTAGCGCCACGACCCAGTTCATGATCATGCTCTTCGGCGCGCTCAAGATGGGCGTTCCGCAGAAGCACTGGATCCTGGACAACGTCGGCTACACCTGATAGCGACATCAGGTGACTGATTGAAGGGGGAGGAGGCCAACGCCGCCTCCCCCTTCTTGCTTTCAAGGAGTCAAAAATGCGTGTTCGTGCCCTTCGTGAACTGCCTTCCAACGGAAAAATCGCCTTCGGCCCGCTCCTTTTCGCCTGTGATGAGCGCGGCGTTCTCGACCCGCAGCCTACAGACCTTCAAGTCTCCTCGATGAAACTCGATGGCTACTTGAAATGGGTTGAAATCGAAGGTGCCGAGCCCGCGAAGGTTGAGCCCATCGCATTCAATCTCGATAGCAAGGCTTCGCACCCATTCGCTGTGGCGAATAACGAGCCCAAGACGCCCAACCTCGTCAAGCCGGTCGAAGATGAGGACGATGTATTCCTCGATGTCGAACCGCCAAAAGTTGTCCCCGCTCCAAAACCCAAGAACGAAGACTACTCCAAGCTGTCGCTCGCCGAATTGAAGGATCTCTGCGACGCTTTCGACATCAAGTACGCTTCGAATACCACCAAAGCCAAGCTAGTTGAGCTGCTCAAGGGGGTCTGAGTCATGCCAATCACCGACATCATCACGCCTGAATATATGAAGAACGCCGTCCTTCCGACGGTGAGGTTCGTCAGCCGTGACGGTGTCCCGGTGGGCGACGACTTTTTCCTCCGAATGGTCGATAACGCGGTCGGTGAGGTCGAGGAAATGACCGGCCTCACCCTCCGCACCGACCATCGCAAGCTCCATGAAGAGCGCCATGACTCTTTGGAATGGCACGACGAGACGTTCTACTTGAAGAAGACGCTTCGTCGGCCCCTACAGCGTGTCGAGAAAATCTCGATTGTGTGGGCGAACTTCCCCGGATACGCGCTGGAGCCTGAGCGAACGTTGCTGCGCTCGAACAAGTACGGGCAGGTGCAGATTGTGCCCGGCCCAACGCTCAGCTCGCACCCATTCTTCCTCACCTACTGGGGTGTCGGTTGGAATGACCGCCCGGAATACATGCCCGGCCTCATCAAGATCGACTTCTACGCCGGCTTCGATAAGCTTTTGGCGGGCACGCACAGCGTTTCCGCCAACTCGAATACCGTGACGGTCACCAACGACACGACCAGCGTCGCCTACGGGCTTGAGGTTGGCCAGTGGGTCAAGATTGGCGGGCAGGTCCGACGCATTTCCTCGGTGGTTGATGC